AGATAGTCATTCAAACCAAGTTGGTCGATTACTTTTAATTCATAATCAGTTTGTTTTTCTATTGCTGAGATTTCTTCGTCTGTGTATTTGTCTGGGAAGAATTTTCTTTCCAATTCTATATTCTCAAGTAACCCTGTCCAAGTTGCTTGTTCGATATAATCTTTTGAATCCATTTTACCTGTGTCAATTTTAGGCAAATGGTATTTTCCTGTTTCAAACTCAAAATTTACTTTCTTTGAGAAGTCAAAGGAATTTTCTAAACAGTTTTCAATGAATTTGGTATCATAGTTATATCCAAACTGTTTATTGAAGTCGTGATAATCACTTTCATCGTGATAGAATAGATTACGGGCCGATATAGTCCAATCTTGTCCACCCTCATCTTCTGAGGAACTACTTGCTCGTTTACTTCTGATAACTGCATCTTGTAACTCATTATCTTCTCTGTTTACATAATGTACATCACCACCGATAATCATTTTCACATCATACTTCTTACATAAATGTATGATGAAATTATTTATTGCTTTCTGGTCCTCAATTTCATTCATTTGAATCTCTCCATAGAAATCCTCACCAAACTCGTTTAAATATCTTTTGAAAAGTTCCTCTGCTTCTTTGTGTCTGTTCTCAGCAATATATCTTGAGGTTTTAGAAGCCATACAAGATGAGGTAATCATTAAACCATTCTTTAACTCAAATAAAGAATCAAAATCAATTCTTGGTTTATAATAATATCCTTCGTTAAAAGACCTATAAGTCAACTCACAAAAGTTTTTATACCCTTCTTTATTTTTTATATAAGTTGATTGGTGATAATCTTTATCCTCAAGAGCTCTACCTTTATTTGCAACTCTACTGGTTAAATCATTACAAATATAAAATTCAAGCCCTAAGATAGGTTGAATACCTTGTTTTTTACATTCTTTATAATGGTCATATAGCATTTGAGGACCACCATGGTCGGTTAAAGCTAATGCAGGATGCCCTAATTCTTTTGCTCTCTTTACAAGATTTTTAATAGATGCTACACCATCCAATAAAGACCCAGAACTATGACAATGCAGTTGAACGAATTTTTTACTATCACACATTATTGATATCTATTAATAATGTTAAAGTTAAAGGCGAACGGATTGAAAACAAAATGTTTTACTGTATTTGTTTTTATGAAGATTATTATCTAATTTAATAACATGAATGGCAAAATACGTATATCTGATAAGGCAAGAAGATACAACATTATTTAAAATAGGAGTTTCAAAACATCCTGAAAAAAGATTGCTTGAAGTTCAAACAGGCAATGGTAACAAATTAATACTTGTAGAATATTTTGAAACTAAGTTTAATACAAAATTAGAATCCTGTATTCATGCACATTTTAAACTTAAGAGAGTAAATTTGGAATGGTTTGATATTCCGTTAGAAGACGTAAAGAACTTTAAGAATATCTGTCAATTATATGAAGACAACTTAAAGTTCTTAAAACAAAATAATTCTGTGGTTAAATTTTAATTACCCATCTACCACTTCTTCCTCAAATATAGCACCGCCATATCTTCCTGCATTGAATCCAAAACCACCGGTAGTAGCACCATCTTTTTTGGCTAGTTTAGTTCCACCAGTACCAATTTTTTCCAATGCTTTATATTTATTCATTTGCTCAGAAATTACTTTTTTAACAAAATCAGCATTTACTTTATCAAAGTTACCATATTTGTAATCAGCAGATTTTTTAACATCTGCAGCAAATTTCATAATCTCTGCCCCTGTATATCCAGTAAATACTCCCTTTAAAGTTTTAAAATCAAATTCTGCAGGAAGGAAAGTAAAATACATTTTTGTTACTTCCAACGCATCTTTTTCGTCCAGTTCTCCCAGAATGTATATTTCATCAATCCTTTCTGGTCGATGCTTAATTCTATCTGAAAGTTCCTCAGGGTGATTGGTGGTAAATACAATATATGTACCCGCCTCATTTTTAGGTTCCAAAGGCCCGCTTAGGAAGTTTAACACTGTTGAATGTTCCTGTCTTACTCCCAAGAAACTTTCACAATCTTCTAATACTACTATTGCTGGTACTTTATATTTCGAACACAATTGTAAATGTACTCCCAACTCATCTAATGACTTTGCAATCATTATGGATGCTTTGTTTTGATACATTCTCATCAATTCCTGAATGAAAGAACTTTTACCAGTACCTTGTGGTCCTGCAATTAAAATTTTACGAGTACCTTTCTCACCATTCTTTATTGAACTCGCTAAGTTTTTATTAAAGTTCTCAATATCTTTTAATATTGTTTCCTTCACTTTGTGATAAACAGTTTTGCTGCTTAATGATTTTTTATAAGTAGTATAATCCAGTGTACCTGCTTGGTCTACATTGCCTGTGAATACACCAATCTTTGGTTTGCCTGCCTTTTTCTTTGCTTGGGCTTTTATTTCCTTAATTTTTTTGTAGACCTCATCTTTACAAATAGTAATGTGAACTACATCATGTTTAAACCCTGTAAGAAAACAGCAATGCACAGCATAAAAGGTTTTACCATTCTCTTCAAAGCTCACTGTCCACAAACCTGTTTTATCGCACTCAGCAACCAGTTCACCTTTTTCTTTATTGTATTTTTGTGGAGGCCAACTGAAATCTGGTATATCAGAATTTAAAAACTCAATTTTAGTTACTCTGAATTTATTTGATTTCTTTTTTGTAAGCTGGCTTGCATATAATGAATAATTAAATTCACTAAAAAATACCGTTGCCGTTTCGCCTGTTAGCTTTTTGTATTCACTTATAACTCTTTCTTGATAAACTTTCATTCCTGGTTCCATGTTTAGATTTAAAATTATTTTATAAATATAGTAGATGTTATTTTAAAAAACAATTATTTTACAGAAATTTTATTTTTTAGATTGTAATGCCTGTGAATTGCTCTGAAAAGATTAATTAATGTACCAACAATCGCAGGATGTTGGTTAATAAAGTTTGATGCTTTTACTTTATCTTGAAAGTGTGATTTGATAATTGACCTTGTTTTCATTTTCCTATCTGGATTAATATTACTATTCTCTATGTCATCCATATAAAGTTTATAATCCGCAATCAAGGTTTCAAGTTGCTCAGTCAATTCTAATTTGTTTACTTTGAAACAAATTGAGTTTAAAAAATCTATACATTTATTTATATAGACTGTATTTGCTTCTAATGATTTATTTTCTTCCATATTAATCAAACTCAATTGGATAAATTAAATTCTTTTCTTCTTTATAATGCTTTTTAAAAATTTCTTTTATTTCTTCAATTGAAAATCCAGCAATGCCACAACCTACTTTTGTTAAATAAAAAGTATAGTCAGGATGCCTGTTAATACAATCAAATAAATACTCAAACTCTAAATCTAATTCTTCCAATGAAAGTTTTAGCATAGCGCCTGGTTCACTTGTAGTTGTTGGATGATATAATGTAGGTAAAGCATAGCATAAACCAGTTAAACCTCTACCAACTCCCCATTCTGCAAAAAACATATCGTGAGCTACTCTTGCAGCTCCACCATAATGTTGACCTTCTGAGTTAGAACCAAAAATAAATATTTCTTTTTGTTCTAAGGCTGTGATATTCTCAGGTGTGTATTTTTTATATGTTAGTGTACTCATTTTAACCTGTTGTTACTTTTACAATTTTATCATCAACTGAATATAGATTCAGCCTTTCAGGAACACAATCTGCTGTAATAGGTCTTCCAACACCATCTACAGACACTACTCTGAAATCAATATTAAATGCATTACAATATTTTATTGCGTGCTCTAAAGTTTTACCTATAAGTTCTTTTTCTATTTCCATTATATAAAATTAATTAAAATCTGTCAAGTTGCGCGAAAATTTCTTTTAAGATAGATTCTTTTGATAATTCAGAAGATTTTTCATAGTCTGTAAAATATTGGCTTTCTTTTCCTTCCAATACAGTTGATACAACCTGCATTTTCCTAGATACTGTTTCATATAAGATTTCATCAACCGTATCTTTATATAAAAGATATTGGGCTAACACATCTCTTAATTGACCAATCCTATACGCCCTATCCTCCGCCTGTAACATAGTTGATGGAACCCAATCCATGTCATTTATAATAATTGAATTAGCAGCCTGAGCATTTAGTCCTACCGACCCAACTTTTAAGTTTAACACCATCATCCTAACTGAGGCATCGCGATTAAACTTATCCAACAACTCTATCCTGTCTTTTGCATCAGTACGTCCATCAATAAATAAACTATCAGATTTAAAGGAATCATATACTGCATCAACAACTTTCGTAAAGTTTGTAAATACCAATATTTTACTATCTTTATCAAGTTCGTTGTTAATAACCTCAACCAAAGAACCATCCTTTACTTTTTCTAAAGCAAGGAATTGTCTGCGTAAAATTAATTTAACCATAGCAGAAACCTTTGGGTCTTCTTTTACAAACTCAAGTTCTTCTGGATTTAATAAATCAATTTTCTTTTTGATATAGTTATCTACCACAGCATTATATCCTTTAGTGTTCTCAAGATGTAACCAAACCGGTTTTCTTTCCTTGTTTGGTAGGTCTTTTGCAACATCAGATTTTAATCTGCGTAAAATAATTCCTTTTGTTTCTGCATGGAGTTTTTCTAAATTAGAATGCCCACTAGTGTTCCATCTACCCCACCTATCCACATATCCATTGCAAAAATCAATTACATAATTTCTCCAGTTCTTAGATAAAGGATGTTTGATTAATTTTAACAGATTAAAATAATCAAGAGGTTTACCATCAATAGGTGTTCCTGTAAGCAACCAAATCTTTTTAATATCCTTTTTTGTTTCATCTAGTATGTCATCAAAGATTTGCATTCTTTGAGTTTTGGCATTCCTAAACTTATGGCAATTACTTACAAGTAGTCCGTTTGCAAAATAGTTGTGATTATCCTCTACTTCAATATTGTAAACATTGTTATTAAATTGTTTCTCTTTAATGTCAACTACAGTGCATAGTTCTTTTTTATAAACTATGTTTACGATTTTATCTTTAATCCATTTAGTAGTTTTTCTAAACATTTTTGTCCTTTTAATTTACTAATTTGAATATATTCCAATATGTTTTGCTCATTTATAATAATAAATTTCAGATTATTATTTTTACAATATTCAATACCAACTTCTAACTTAATTTTATCATTTTGATGCTGAGAATTTGGTTTTATCTCATAAACTATACTATTGTCTTTATCCAGAAAATCTGTTATATAGATTTTCCTTGTATTATTTTTATCGAAATATTCTATTCGTAATTTTTCATATTCTAAGTTTTGATTACAATACCAAAAACATGCTTCCCAACTACTACGAAACTTTTTTGTTAATCCATTTTCTAAATTTACTATAGCATCCCAATGGGTATAAGTATTAGTAATACAAGGAGTAAATGTACCATTTAGAATTTTATCTTTTATAATTCTAGAAATTGTTTTACCCATTTTATCTCTCGCACTTTTTTCTTTCATGGGATTATTACTTTTCATTCTTTTTCTTATATTTTCACATATTTGTTTATGCTTTTCTGGATTATTAATTTTTAAATTTTTAAATCCAATTTTTTGTTTATTTATTCTTTCCTCAGAATATTTTTTTCCTTTTATATTTGCCCCATTATTATTTACTTGGCATTGGTTTGAGCAAAATCTTCTGTTTTTTATACTATTTTTATACTCAAAAATGTTTTTACACCATTCGCATTCTTTTTTAACTAATTTATATTTTCTTCGTTTTTCACCAGATATACTTTTGTTGTTGTTTGTTTGAGGTAAAGTGTTTACGTATTTACCAACACATTTTTTTGTGCAAAATGCGTGTTTTCTATTTTTTATCTTATCATATGTGGTTAAATATTCTATATTGCAAAATTCGCATTTGCATAAAATGTTAATTTTTTTATTATCAAAAAGACTATTTAATTTTTTTAAGCAACTTCGCGAACAATGAATCGAATATTTGGAATAACTTTCTTTTCCGCAAAATATACACTTTTTCTCCCCGCTTAATTTGATTGGCTGATTTATATTGATTATCATTAGCAATAAATATTTTATGATTATGGGTCATATCATAATTTAAATACTGATTACTTTCGTTTAGTAACGAAATTTCTAAAATTGTGTCTTTCCGGCCATTATCCCAATAATTAACTATAGGCTTATATTCTAATTTTAAAGTATTTATATTATAACTTAAGATTTGTGCTTTTATTTTTTTTGTTACAATATCACCAATTTTTAATTCTCCTTTATCTGTTTTTACTAAAGTATCATATGGGAAACACTCATCAATTATTATAACTTCGAACCTTGACTCAACTAATTCTTTTTTCCATTTCTTTAAAGCATCATAGTGAACTATGGTAAATTTATTAGGTGTCCACTCTTTATCAATTACAGATACCCTGTCATCATAGAAAGAAATTTCGTTTGCAAAGTTATATTTTAGTGTTTTTAAAGTGATTACTAAAATATTATATTCATCAGGAAGGAATTTGGATGCCAATACAGATTGTAAAGATTTACCCAATCCCATATCGTCAGCAAGAATACATCTGTTATTTAAAATTAGAAATTTAATTCCATCTTTTTGGAAATCTCTTGGAGGACGTTCAGAAATTACATCCCAATCAATTTTATCTAAAACATATTTATTGATTTCTTTTTCTGTGTCATCAAGGTATTTTTTAAACTTACCATAAGCTCTAGCATCATCAATATACTCTATTGGTTCCTTTTTTATTAGTTTTTTTCTATAATCTAATAAAAAATCTGGGAGTGTAGGGAATAAAGACAAATCAAGCTCTCTCAATACTTTTCTATAATTCCTTCTATCAATTATTGGAAGATTCATTTCACTTGAAAAATTGCATTAAATAATTTAATATACCACTTCTCTTCTTTCTTTATAACTTTTTTTAACGCTTCCTCTATTGATATTTGTTGTTTTTCTGTTTTGCAATAAATAACGAGTTCTTCCACGTATTCTAAATTAGAAAAATAATCAACTGCATTATCTAATATAGATGTAAGTGAATTATAATCTGGTATAGTCATAGAAACAAACCTACAAAGATTATCTCCTTGTCTGTATGCATCAATTGTAATTTTTATATGAAAAAAGGACTCTGAATACCTGGTATGTAAATCAGGGCAGATTGAATGAATGATTAAATTAGCTCTTGTTTCCCCAGGTATAGTTGAGATACAATCACAAAACTTTAAATAGTCTTTGTGAAGTATTGTAGAATAATAGACCTGACTCTTTGCTTGGTTTATTACTTCTGCAAAAGGCTCAGGTCCAGATTTAAATTGTATGTATGCCCAGTTTATAAGTATATCAGTAGGCTCAGTTTCTATTTGCCCTATCTTTACTGTTACTTTCATTTGCTCTATGGTTTAAATAAACAGCCCACTCCCGCTCAGTACCTTTGCCTATAATAAACTCAAAAGCTAACCATTGAATAGTAAATTTTGGGATATTGGTTATCCAAAAAACATTATTCGAACGGGTATAAGATAATTTTGATATTCTGAATTTAGGTATCAAAATTATACTAAAACTACGTAAATTAGTATAGCTTTTAAACTTTGAATAGAATTTAGGTTTGATAGGTAGTTTGCGTGCCATGTGAAATTAAAGTATTAAAGTAAGAGTTTTATTTAAGAAATCAAATTATTCCTGTGAATTTTTATGTATTTAGCAGGAACTGAATCTGTTAACCATACACCGTTTTCAGATTTGTAAAACTTATATCCATCAGCTCGCATCTGGGTAGAAGCTATTTCAAGAATTTCTGAACGACCCTTTCTTCTATCTGCAACAATTTTTGCTGTTTCTGTTTTCTCAGATAGATGTACATGGTTCCTGTTTCTCTTTTCCAAGCCTTCTTTTAAAATGTTTGTAAGAAACTCTTGTTTAGTGCCATGGAACAATATTTGGGGAGGCTTTTCATCCACAAGCTTCAAATCTACCTCAAGACTATGACCTTGGGATGCTCTGATTTTTGTTTTATCCTCATTGAAGGCAAAACGTTTTTTATCGTTCTCGGCTACCACTGTTTGTAAGTCCTCAAAACTGATTCCAACAGCATTGATAAGGTCTTCTGTAAAACACCAACCTTCTTTGTCTAAGGTTAAACCTGCACTTTCAGGTTTATGTCTTAATAGTAAACTAATGTGTTTACTTGCACTTGTTAATTTTTTATCCATTATGTTTTAGTTTATTTGGTACAATTTTTTCTCTTATCCAATGCCCATGAGCATCATTTACTTTTTGTCTAAAAGATGGCTCAACAAATTTTGCTACACTTTTTCTAAAGTCTTTATACTCAAAACTGCTTGCAAGTCTTATCACGTACCCTTCGGTCTGAGGACCTTTAAAGTTTGTGTTATACTCTTTTATTATTTTCTCCTTATCATAGATTCCTCGGTAGAATACAGGTACTACCTTTAAATCTAATAGAGTAGCATAGTCAACTGTCTCGTCCCAAGAAAAACAAGTCATATCCTGCCACACTGAGAATAAATAAAAATAACTTTCTAAATCATTATACGCAATTGAATGTCTTGCGTAAAGATTCTCTCCGCATAATCTCATACCTTTTGAAAGCTGCCAGCAAACTTTTTGGAATAAATGACCACGTACCCAACTTCTACTTTCATGTACAGTTCCATCAATTGACCTTGCATGGATATAATCTGGATAGACACTTGTGTTCTCTCCATCCATTTTAATAGTGCCAACAACTTCTTCTCCCTCAAAGTTAGAATCATCTTTAAGTTGTCTGTCGTCTTTACCCATTTGCGACCATGGCAAGTGATTTGTACGAGGGTATTTAATATACTCAGAAAAAGAATCTAACACTTTTCCAGCTTCAAGTATTTTATGAACTGATTCAACATTAAAAAGTTCACCTCTTAATCTGTTACCATTAGGTAGTAATATGTTTCCCCATTTGTCATATTGTAAATCATCATACAAATGTTCAGGTAACACAACATGTTTAATTCCTGCCTTATCCCTTATCTCATCACAAGATAAAGTTGTTTGTTCCGCCTCGATATGATGTTTACCGCATAAAGTTGCACCGTTGTCTAAATAGTATCCACCATCAGAAAATAATCTTCTTTCAATTATATGGTGAGCATCTTGTCCAGGCTCTTTACATATAACACACTTGTGCCCATCTCTCTCAAAGACTCCTTCTCTAAAACTGTCGCGTGTTAATAATATGTTACCTTTCATTTCCTTTTCTTTTTAAATTGCATTGACTTACCAAACATTCTCATATAAACTGATTTGCTAACTCAAGAATTATTTTTTTCTCCGTTTTATACGGAACGGAAAACCAAGTATGACAACCCATATTAAATAATTTTATTTTTATGCTTATTAGAACAATATTCAAGAGCCAATTTAACCGGCAACTCAACATTACCCATTCTGGTTATTATGAACTCAATAATTTCTCGTTGAGTTCTTGTTAGTTGATATGAACCCTCAGGAATTGTTTTACACCAATCTAAATATTCTTTTGAGTACATAGGTTTTGCTATGGTAACATCTACTCCTAATTGTTTACAAAGTTCAATATTCATTTTGATAAATAGTTTTCTATTATTTTTTTATAGAATGGTGCCCATAGTTTAAGATAATAAGTATTTGTTTTTTCATCAATCCTGCCTGCCATTGCTCCAGAAAATTCTCTCATGCAATGAAAGTATTGTTCTTTTATTACCACCACTGATTTATCATATTCTAAAGTCATTTCTTTTTTTGTTTGTCTTTTCTAAAACTTGTTTTTAAATCAAATCCATATTGTAATATTTTATCTTTATCAGATATCTCAACCATTCCATTACCCTCAGTTCCTAACACTCCACCCAAATACATTGAAATTTCTTGGAATGCTTGATATGGGTCTACCACTCTAAAAAACTCAAAGGTTTTTAATTGTGGATTGGTTATGATATTATATTTCTCTTTTGCTACCGGTGTCCATTTTAACCATTCTTTTTCTGGGCCATAATTATTCCAGAAATTAGCAGCAACTTTGAAATGGCTTAATATAAAAGATGTTGTTTTATTTTCGATAAACAAATTAGCCGACTCAATCTTTTGTATCATTTCATCCAAATTACTAAATTGGGCATTCCAGTTATTGAAATAATTATGCTTTTGTAAAATGTCATTAATTTTTTCTTTATCATAAATAAACTCATTACCTAATTCCTGAACTGAGTTTATAAACTTTTTTGGTATTCTATACTCTTGTCTAATCAAAGGATATATTTTACCACAAAATCCAATGAAATATAATTGAGTGTCTAATGAATTTGAAAAGTTATACCATCTGTTTCCTTCGATTAGATATTCGGCACCTGATTTTTTTCCCCATTTAACTGGTTTGCCTTCTATATGAAAATTACCAACTTTTGTTTCCCGATTATAGATAAGCTTTTTATCGGTACCTGCGGAACCCATGGCGGTATCATAATAGTCCTTAAATTTTGAAATGATGTACATTACTAATTATTTTGTGGTTGGATTAAATGGGTTCCAAATAAAGTGTCAATACCTAACGCGAATAGCATAATAAACCCGCTTAAGAACAATATACCCATCAGGCCACGGAAGAAACTGCTTTCTTTATATAGATACCCAAATAAAACTATAACGCCGAAAATCAGCGCAAAACGCTCTAACCCAGGTTTGTTATTTTGTTCATTATTATCCATACTATAAAATTAAGAATAAATTAGTAAATGTTAACAAATAAAAAAAGCCTCCTTTCGGAAGCCTTTTTGCAAACTTACAAACCCACCTAGTTTTGAATGTACCTCATTGCCATTTCAAATGCTTTTTCAGTTCTCATTTTACCAGTTCCGGTTTGAGAAATAATCAAATTGTCAATTTTTTCTTCTGCTGATTCCCACTCTTTCATATTCTGGTAATAACCTGTGATTGCATTCAAAGCACCATAAACCGTACCTTTTGTGGCACCAGTCATTTGAGTTGGATTGCTTACGGCATATTCAAATATTTCTTCTGTCAAATGAATTACGCGGGTACTCATTCCTTTTGAATCCCATTGCTCCTGCGTAATGATTTCTTTATTTGGTGACATTACCGCCGCGATATACTCCCTTAATTGGGTATCAGTGATTTTCACCTCTGCCATACGGTTAAGAATCGGCGTAAGGATTCTGTCAACATTATTTGTCATTCCCAATACTCTTTGGGCCAAAGCAAACTTCTCCTGCACATTTTTCGTATGTTTGATAACAATCTTATGATTGCAATTTGCCAATGCCATATTCAAAGTGTTGTTGCAAACAATTCTGATAGGCGTGAAAGCAACTGTGATAGGTGTCATGGAATTGTGTCCCATATAAAGGAACAAATAATTTTCCAGCATATCATCTTTACCAACTCTTGTCTGCTTTGGTAATTTAAGCGTAATGAATATTTTTTCACCGTTACCTAATGCCCCGGCGGTTTCATACATACCCAATTTGTCGGCACCTGGACCAATTAAAGAATCCAGAAACTCAAATGCCTGAACATTCTGTACCACTTCAAAATTAGCACCAACGGTACCTAACGAAATACCAGAATCTGTTCTTACCACTTCTGCCATTCTGTCTGAAATGCCTTTTGAGGCCTTTTTTGTTCCAGCACCATAATACCAATGCAACGGAACCTTTTCAACCGTATAATTCAATTTTGCCAGCTTGCAGCAGTCTGCTGACCTCATTGCTTCTGCTACCGAGGTTCCTAACCCATGCCAGGGAGCAGGACGGGAACCAGAATCATCAATTACTGATACGAAGGCATAGCCTGTCTTCTTTTTACCTTTTTTGTTGTCTGCATCTTGCGCTAAATTGTGACTCATAATCTTTCTCTTTTAGTGGATTTGTAATGGTTGTTTGTTATTTAAAGATATTTTTATGTTAGTTAACAAGTTTTAGGAACTTTGCTTCCTTCTCAACTATATGCCCATTACAATTAATGGTAACAATTGAATTTTCAGGTCTTGGGTTGAGTCCTGGTTTGAAATCTACCACATAGCCATTGTCATACTGACCTATTACGTGGTTATGAAACGAAACTAAATTGCCTGGTTGAATTTGAATGTGAATCAAATCCAAAATGTGTTTGTTTAAATTTTCCATGGTTTATCGTTATTAGGTAATAAATATAATTAGTTTTTAGTTATTTTTTTAACTTATTTCAAGTTTTTTAACTTTTTACCAATTATTTATATTAAAGGTAAATTACTTCTAGTTAATTTTTAATATAAATTCAAGATACTTTAAAAAGTAATTTTTTACAATATTTAAAAGTAAATTAATTGAATAATGTCATTAAGTAAAGCAGCAACAAAATTGAAAGCCTATTTGGGTATTTATAAAAAGACCGCAGCTCAGTATAAAGCTAAGTTATATACTTATAGTAATAACTGGTTTGCTGATACTCTTAACGAACCAAATGCAAGGAAGAATAAAAAAGCTCCAGTAAAAGGTTTGTTCGGCTTAGCATTGAATGAATTAGTACAAAGTGGCTATTAATATTTCTGAATGTCAGTAATAAGCAAATCAACACTTGAGGCAAAATGTAATTCATATCTGGCAGATAATACTACCAGAAGTATTACTGCTGAGAAGCTAAGAGAAATCTTTACTGACCTAATAGATTCTGCAAGTTTCAATGAAACTTTAATATTGTCTACAGACCCAGACGTAAATGATATACCAGCTGGTACTTGGAGAGTTGTAAAAAATTCAACTACTGGAATTATGAAATTATGGTCTAACGATGGTGGAACTTTAAAAAATGTTTCTATAACTTAATGAATATCCAAATCTTGGGTATCATCTAAATCTCTATCACCAGCTATTTCTTTTCTTGCCTGCATAATTCTTGCAGCCTGTTTCATAGTAACATTTAACACAAAATGAATTCTATGACCAATAAACCAAATCACAAATAAGAAAGATATTACTTTCCAAAAAGGGCTATAGTTTGACTCAAGAACATAACTTCCTGCCCAATAACCAATAAATCCAGCAATGGTAATACTTATAAGTTTACCTATATTGAAAAACTTGTGGAATATTTTTGTTTCACTATCCATTGATATTGTTTAATAATTGAAAAATTTGATTGTTAAAGAAATCCTCTTTGTTATCGGTACAAGGGATACCATAATATTCACAAGTAATGTCAATATTTCCTTTTCTATAGAAACCTTCGGACAACAAACAATTAATTTATTTGCCTGTGCATGAATTCCTAATTCCAACAAAGTGATAGGGGATTTTGTGTTTGGGTCTAAATACAAAACAATCCAATCTGCTAATTCGAGATGTTCCAATTCCCAAGTTACTTGATTATAGAACTCAGGATTTTCTTTCTTTTGTTCCCAAGTTGGGTCCCAATCAGCTCTACGTGGATTAAAAATGATTATGTCTTTATCCTTAAGTTTGTTAATTAATTCTGTTTGCCAATCTTCTGCTTTACCCATTTCAATTGAGCCAGCAAGAAATATCTTTGGTGTAAAGTCAGTTGCAGTTGATGAAACAAACTCTTCTGTATCTGGTCTATATACTTTCATTTTAAACTATTTATTATTTTTTTAATTGCTGAGAAATTTACTATTTGACTATCATGTACCAACTCTTTTGCCTCTTTTAAAGTTGCCCACATAAAAGAATCAATCTCAGGTAAAGATTTTCCATTCTTATCAATAAAGAAAGAAACACATACAGGGTCTACTTGGTCTATTGTTTTATCAAAGACAATCAAATAAGGTTTTAGTTTTTTTTGTTTATTTTCATACTCAACCAAATCAAATTCCTTTTCATATAAAATACTAGTAAGGTTTCCAACTTTAATATTAGTTTCTTCTGCAAGTTCTCTTATGGCAGCAGTATAGTAATCACCATCTTCCTCTTCTTCAAACATTCCTTTTGGTATAGAATATTTTCCTCCTGAATTAGTTACGTGACCAATTAATATTTTCTTCTCAGAAATATCATATAAATAAATTCCACAAGTTATTTTAGATGCCATTAATTTTTAAATTCAAGATTTATAAACATTTTCTTTACTCCTAAACAAACTCTATCTTTTTTTTCATTGAAGTATAATTTGAATTCTGTGTTATAAGTATTAAACAAATACTCTTCTTCATATTTAATAAAGTCATTAAGTACCAGTTCTTTATTATTTCTATCAAAATTTGATACTTTTTTAATCTCAATATGAAAATTTGTTTTCCTAAACAGTTTTGGGTGAGTAAACTCAACAACATAAAGTAAAGTTAATTCTTCATGTTCTTCAAACCCTTCTTCGACTGAATCATATTGGACTTCCGTGTCAGGATTGATAGCGATTACATGAGTTATTCTAAATTCTATATCTGCTTTCGTATAAATATCTTGTAGATAGAATAGAAATTTAATATAGTCATCAGAACTTAAATCAATCACATTTGGATTATCAATCTTTCTACTTAAATCAAATCCTCTGTAATGCCCTTGATATAAATAATTATCGAGTGAGAACATTAGGTTTGTTATTTATTACTGATTCATACTTGCTTGTCAAAAAAGAATAGCATGCTGTAAAATCATACATATCATGCTTCAACCTTTGCCTTCTATAAAAGACTTCCATTTGTAAACTATTAGGGTCAAAGAAATCAACTTCTTCAATTCCTTTAATTACATTAGGAGTATGTTCCCTTAATGTTGTAAATGTGATAAACTCAACTGTCTTTTTTGTTAGGTCAATGGTCGTGATTCTGCCAATAAGACTTTCTTCAATATCAAATGCTGCCAAAGAACATAATTGGTTTTGAATACATTCAGTTGTCTTAAATTTCTTTTGAGATTGTAAAAGTTTTAAGAAATCAACTGTGAGTCTTTCTTTGGATATGAAATGTTCTTTCTTATCTTTGTACGGCATGAAACACTTTTCTAATACTACATCTAAATCCGCCAAAAATTTGTTCTGAAATCCATTTCTAATCTCTCGTTGTTCTGCCTTTAAGGATGCTTGAACATCCAACTGTAAGTGTTTCGCCATGTGTGATAGAGTTTTACTTTTTAATCAATTCAACTAATGCTTTCATTACTGCTTGTACATCTTTTTCGCAATACTCTATCACGTCCTTTATTGTTATTTTGCCTTCATCTAATAATGTGTTCATTTCATAATTCTGAAACTTGTCTTTTGGTGATGTGATTCCTAATGCCATACACACCTGGTCAAGACTTACTGCCTCCCAACCTAAAGATTTCCAATCCTCCATCAAATCCAAAAAGTTTACTTCCCATGGTTTTTTACCTCTCACCTGAAAATGTTTAGGAATTGCAAGCCTTTGAATCAAACATCTTTTAATAATGTATGGAATGTCAAATCCTTTGATATTGTACCCACCTGGTACCATGGTAGTTTTATCGCTTAACCAATATGACAACTCTTTCAATAGTTGAGTTTCTCCTGCCGCATCTTGTGTATCATTTGAAATGGTTGCAATAGTTCTATCCAAGTTCTCAGTAAAGACTCCAACTGAGATACAAAGAATTTGTGAGAACTCAGCATATAGTGGAGCGTATTTGATAAATATTTCTTCAGGATAGAAACAAGATTCTTTATCTTTTAACTTGAACCCAGTAAAATATTCTCCTGACTCGGCAGCCTTTCTTTTTAAAATTTCTTCTGTCTCTCTATCAACCGAACGTTTGTAATATTTTTTATTCCACAATTCTTTTTCTGCTGTGGTTAATTGGGCATACTTACATTTTGGGCAGGTTTCAATATCAAAAATAATTGAATTGATGAGTTCTTGTTTGCTATACATTTAAAATAAAATTTAGGAATTAAAGTTATAATTCTTTTTGTGAAAGAAAAAATAAATTATTAGATGTACCTACTTTTAGTTTATCAATTGTTCTAATCAAAGTAGAACTGATTAAATGGTGGTCTTGTTTACCTAAAAAGAAAACTGCTTTCAAATCTGGTTTCCACATACGGTAAGCATATAATTGAGTTTCTTCCATTTTCAAATCATCACCATTCCGTAAACTTCTTACCAGAGTTACACTACAACCTGTTTTTTCTTCTATATTGTTAATATAGTCAGTTAATAGCATACCCTCAGGCAATACATCTATTTCATTATATAGGTGTTCTTTCACATATCCTATTGAGGTTACTTCTCTTTCCAAACCTTTATCATCTACAAAATTAAATTTGAAAGTGTCATTTTTCTTCTCAGCATTTAACGCCCATAGTAAAATTATTTTATCAAAATGAGGTTCAGCTTGTGAACGGGTATCATCATGTCCAATATGATAGGGATTAAAACTACCAGCAAATAATCCTATTTTAGGTTTAAATGCTTTTACCCAATCTATTCTTTTCTTTAAGGTATCACATCTGTCTGTTAGTTTATTATTTTCTATAAGTTGTTTTTCTAGAAAATCTATTCTACCTGCCTTATATAATTCAACAGGATAACATTGATACTCTTTAAAAATTTGATATTCTGTGTCGGCAAGATTTTCTTCGCTATAAAGGTCAGACATATCATAAGAACAAAAGGCATCACTTAATGGTAAAGTTGGAATGTGTTTTTTTGTATCTAAAATCATTATTGAAACCTGTTCAACAATATTTTTTATTGTTTTATATGAGTCGTCAGTTTTTACAAACACATCACCGAAAATTTCTTTGAAATACTCAACTGATGCTTCTTCATTGTTTGTTTTCCTTGGGTCATAGACAATATCGTGAAACCAAGTTGTGAATACTAATAATTCCACCTCGGCCTCAGTAAAACGATTATGTATAAAATAATCTCTATGGATTTTAGCAAGCAGTTTTGCTACGTGCACTTCATAGGTGTGAAAATATCTGTGTGGTTCATAATACGGAGTTAAAACCTTTTCTTTAAAAGTCTTTGAACTAATTCCATATTTCGCAAAAAGATTATAACTATAATCTAAAAGGAACATATCATCTGCAAATTTGTCTAACATATAATTAAATTTTATAAATTTCTTTTCTAAATTCAAACAATATTGAATCTAATAATTCCACCGGAACTTCTTCTGGTAGTGGTGATATTTTTACCAACTCATTTACTTCTTCTAGTTTTTTATCAGCAAAAGAAAGTAATTCATCAAAAGGAAATACACCGGCACGTATTTGTAATAACAATTCTCTGTTGGGCCTTCTAACAGTAATTTTACCATCACGTAATGCCTCACAACAAGTATCTAATAACCTATAACAATGCATCATGTTTTTACTATCGTATTGGGCACCGTTTGCGAGATTATCCTGATATCTTACTTCGTTTCTGTTTTCAACCCACTCCCAATACTTGTTATAAAGTTTGATATAAGTCTGCCATCCTTCAAAATTACAATAAAACATTACTTCAGGGCTTAAACCTTTTTCTACGGATGATAATACTATTTGAACATCATCTTTATCGACTATTCCTTTATAAAGTTTTTTATGTGGACCTGGAGCATTTGTATAATGTTGCAGCACATATTCTCTATCTATAAACAAGTGATAGCAGTTTTTCATATGTTCGATTGCAACAGCACCGCACATTTCTGGTTTAACGCCCGCGTATTTCAAATATTCTTTTAATGGTTTAGACCCTTGTTTATGAGTTACATAACAAAAATCTAATAGACCTCTCCTTTCCTTATCCATTGGGTCCATTATCATTTTGTTCATACCCCTTGCCTTTTTAATTTGCCCAGCAGCATAAGAACCAAAAGAATCTGCAATTTGTCTTGATAATAAAAACTCTCTTTTATCTTTCACTAATGTTTTGAACAATGGATGTTGATATAAAACCGTATCCTCGTCCTGCCATAAAATTTCTTGTAGATTAGGACTTTGTTTTTTTAACAAATCCAGATACCTACCAATTTCATATCCTTTATAATCTTTATCAATTTCAGTTTGAAGAGTATAGGTTTGATTAAGTAATTTATCTAATGGGTCATAATAGACAAAGACTTTATCGATATCGCTTGTTGGAAGATTTGTACCGTATGCTTGAGAACCAGTAATTGCCTCATATAATAGCATTCCATTATTTCTCAAATACTCATTATAAGCTATTGCATCTTCGCCTTTTATTATTCTTTGTGCCTCAGTTAACATTAATTCTGCTTTAGAATTAAAATTAAGTAATAGTTAGTATAAACACTATTAGTAAACTTGACAATAAAATACGAGTTTTATTAACTAGATTTTCTTTGCTATTTAACGCTGAAATACGCGTATTACGACGTTATATGGTATATGTGTTAACCAGGTGGGAAACAGCCGTAAAATACGGCGTAAAATCACGAATTAAACGTGTTTAAAGTGCAATAGGCAATGGTACCCAGCAATGCTATAATAATTGCCCAGGCTACGATTTTCAATATTTTTTCAACTAATTTCATATATAATATTCAAAGTTTAAAATGAAAGTTCTTTTGACAGGATTTCCACCTGTACGGTTCTATATTTAAATATTGGTAGTATCCAAACCGCCTTATTCCTAAGGGTGTCTATTCATTTAGCAAATTGTTATACAAAGCACCTTATCGATTCTCAAAATAAGGCTGAAATTTCCACCACAAAAGAACTCCATTTTCAAACCAAAAAACGAATTTAACTACGCCATGTAGTTTTTAACTTCTTTTAACGTCTCGATAAACTGAGGCGTATATTTGATATCCTTGTGATATGCTAAATCACGTTCAATCAAATCAATTTCTTTTACAATTGTAGCGCCAGGTTTTTCAGGTTCAACATTCATTACAAACACTGTATCTGAAATTGCAATACTATCTGCCAAATTGTGGGATACAATAACCAAAGTCTTTAATTCATCTGATAAAGAAACTTTTACCAATGTGTCAACTACTTTGTCAATCATAAACACATCCAGACCTGAGAACGGCTCATCTAACAAAAGGAAATTTGTTCCTATCATTAATTGTTCTGCAATAGATACCCTTTGTTTTTGTCCGCCTGATAACTGGCCTGGAAATTTATCTAAATGCTCCAAAAGATTAAATTCAGTTGCTATTTGATTGATTACATCCTTTCTGTCTTTCTCATGGATGTTAGGATTCTTTTTTGTTGCTTTGGTTAAAAGAGTTCTTACTGTTCTCCAATAATCAATATAGTAGTCTTGAAACACAACTCCCATATCTCCTACGTTTGAAACAGTTTGCTCGGCATTAACCAATATTTTACTACCAGCATCTGGTTGTAATAACCCGGCTAAAATATTAAACAATGTACTTTTACCAATACCGGACTTCCCAATTAAAGATACAACCTGACCTTGAATAAAATCTGTACGTGTGATATCTCTTATTTTAAAATTGATATCCCTCAGTATTTGCTTACCGCCTAATGTGATGTTTACATTTTGAACATCCAACAGCGTGTTTGTTTTTTGTATCATCTTTTACTTTTTTTCATGTACGGATATGCCATCCTTATTGTTCTCAATATATAATCACAAGTGATACCAAAACTTAAAATAATTAATGCCACTGCGAAAATTTCTGCTAACAATACATGGTGTTCGCTTTTTATAATCATAGTACCCAAACCACCTGAACCAATTGCTTTAGCTTCAACCGCCGTAAGCATAGTCCAACCAAAGGCAAAATTCTGCCTGATAACCTCAAACAATTGGTCTGACTTACCTACTACAATTACTTCCCATAATGTTTCCCATTTACCACGTTTATTTACATATGATTTATTTAACTCAGTACCTTTGTCAATCACATCTGTTATAATAGCAACAAAGGAGGTTGTCAGATAAGGAACTAAACCAAAGAGCAGTAATATTGTTTTTAGACTTTCAACGGTATCGGTGGATGCTGTGAAAATAAATACAACGCAAGAGAATGGAAGATACCTACACTTAATAATAAAGTTTACAATTGGTTTGAATAATTGGATTGTCCAAAGACATGAAAATATAAGTGTAAGAGTTATGCCATATAAAAGGCTTGTACCTAAAAATCCTAATGTTGCTAATAGGTTATCGTAAAACTTTACGTCTTGCAAATAAGCAAAAATTTGTTCAACCACCTCAGATGGTTTTGGAAACAATGGGTTACGAAAGAATTCTAACCAGGCAAATAACAAAGCCAATTCAACTATAAAAATAAATGTTTTGGTCTTCTTATCTAATGTACCAAATGGATAGAAAAGATTTTTGAATAATGTTTTCCAACCCATAAACAAGCCCGGCAAATGCTGCTTTAAAAAATCTATTGGCTTCTTCATATAATTTGAAATAAAAAGGTAGGGTCAAATAAATATTATCCAACCCTACCTTTATTAAAATAATTGGGTTGTCAGATTATCCTTTCAGAACCACCTGTACCCTTCTGTTTTCTTTTCTTGCCTCAGCACCATTCTGGTCTTTATTAGGATGTAATGGTTTAGTAGAACCAAACCCATCAACATCTTTAATCCTGTCTTCCGGAATGCCTTGGGCTTTTAAAAATGCCGCAACTGAATTAGCACGTTCTTTGCTCAATGGAATATTTTGTGAATCATTACCGGTATTGTCTGTATGTCCATAAAGGTTAACAGATAAACCATCACTTGTATTCAACTTAGAAGCCAATTGCAATAATGCCTGTTCCGATGCTTTTGATATTTGCGCTGAACCTGTTTCAAATTCAATACCATAAGAAGCATCACCTACAACTTCGCCTGTACCTTTTGAATAGTCAGTCTGTAATGCTGAACCGGTTAATAAACCTGCATTAGGATTGTCTTTGATTTTTTCTAACGCATCACGTAAGATAGATTTATCAACAATCTCGGTATAGTTTGCAATAGTTTTATAATCCTCAGGATATAACTTTGCATGGATTTGGCTGAAGTTATTATAAATATCTTTGAAGATATCTCTTGTGTTATTCAATCCAAATATGTTCGCCATATCATTCAAATTGTAAACCATTGAACCACCCAGGTGAGCATCATCAGATTTTACATCAACACCATCGTAATATTTAATCCAATATGCTTTTGTATTTTCTCCCCAAACTTTAGCACCCAATTCACAAGCATATTCTTTTGCTTCTTTATAGGTTCTGATTTGGTCTCCGGCCTTACCTAAAGCAATTGTCATATCAATCAACTTATCACGGTTGGCACTTACGAATTTTTTACTTCCGATTGTGATGTTAGGCATAATACTTTTGTATGTCAAAGTACTTGCGATAGTAGCACCACCACGTCCATTCTGTGCAGGGTCGTGTGCATTTACATCTCCTGGTGTCCAGGTTGCAACCAAGTCATATCCAATCAATGTATCTTTACCTGTGGTCTTACCATTTACAACGATGTGTCTTTTTTCCTTCAAGTTTTTATTGTAATCTTCAACGGCTGATAAATAAGTATTTGAATAACTTAAATTCAAAGCGTCTGGATAATACAATGTTGGGTCTCCATTGATAGGAATTTTATTATCATTACAAACCTGAATGGCGATATCCAAATCACCATCTTCTTTCACACCGCGGGCAACCTTACCCCTTAATAATTGTTTGTTTTCTTTTATTTCTTTAGGCCCAATCAATTGGTCTTCACCGAATGATTTACCTGTGGTAAGAAACACTACCGGGCCCCATTCTGCACCCAGTTCTTTTGTTGCATTTTTAATTGCGTTCACATAGTTATCAATACCGGAACCCATATAGGTTACGAACATACCATCTTTACGTTTTCCTTCTTTGTAATCTTTCAGATATTTGATAAATGCATCACGTGATTGGTTACAGTCATCTTGGCGTACGATTTTAACATTCAAACCTGCGTCTTCCATTAAGGATGCTCCTGTTGTTTGAATTCCACCGTTTGCGAAAATAATACTGTTTTGTGATTGCCACATCATCATCTGCCATTCAATATCCAATCCTGGTTTGTTACTTACCTGGGTACTTGGGAATGGTAATTTTACTGCTGCGCTACCCTGTAAAGAAGCTGTCGGTTCATCTGGTAAAGTAACTTTTGCCAATGTTTGTGCTTCACCTACTGTTCGTGGTCTCGAATTAAATTTCCAAAGACCGAATACTGCTGCGGCGATTAATATCCCATAAAGGAGTTTTTTACCGCCTGGTTTAATTTGTGCCATGTTTTTGTTTTTTTGTTTTTTGTTAATGTTTGAAAAAATTGTAAATCGTTTATGTTATTCGAACAAATTAGATTTGCTAGTAACCGGTAATGCTATTGGTTGCTGAATCCGCATTGATGGCGATGCAGTTAAAGCATCAGGCAAACTTCCTTTGTTGTCTGTCTCATATTGAGCTTTAAAGCTGGTCAAATATTCTGAGGCAGATTTATCGTAAGAAGCTTCTTTCAGATTGATTGACGTCGTGAAATCTTTACTCCTTCTCAACACCTGTTTGAATTGGGCAGTATCTTTGGCCATATTATTGCGCATAACCAATAATGCTTGGTCTGCCATATATGCTTTTTCGCCCTGTCCAGAAAGTATTTTGAAAAACCTTTGAGCTGCACTGTTCGCTTTGTTCAAGGATTTCCATTTCAGAATTTCCAAATGCGCCATCTTATCGTTTCCAATCGCCTGGTATTTAGCATACTTTGCTAATTGGTTTAAATTAATACGGGCATTCACAATATCGTTGTAGGTTGGAGTTAATTGGTTGTTCCAATCAACCAATACTTCCCTTTCGCGAGTGTTATTTGAAATAGTAAATGCAACATCATCAGGCACCAATTGTCTTCTGGCCAAATCTGCAGGAGTTAATCTTTTCAGATTTTCTGTAGCAGTATCCAGTTCGTGAATTTTACGTGTGTTAGTATCCAGGTCCTGTTTGATTTCTTCTTCTTTTGTTGTTACATCGTCAACGTCTGCTTCCATTTTCTTTACATCGTCATACTTTTCCTGTACACCTGCTAACACTAATGCTTCTGGGTCCCAGTTGGCAACTAAACCAATTGTGTTGTTCATTAGAATATCCCATAAACCCGTAACAGCGAACCTTAACTTTTTGCTCGTTACGCAGGCAAAAAGAAATAGTCCTGTTGCTGCTAATCCTGCCATCGCAACTGTTGCTTTAGTAAGACCCCAGAATAATTCCGCTGAATTGTTTAATGCCTCAGTAACTGCTGGTGCTACATAATAGGCAGCGATACCTAATAATGCCAATCCCAGCAATACCTTTACTTTACCCCCAGGTCGGTTCCATAAACCTCCGACTTCTGCTTGGGCTGATGAGAAACTTAAATTGTCCATTGTCCATTGTTTTTTGATTTGAAAATAAATTTTATGCTTGTTCCAAAATTAATTTAGAGCCATCAACAACCAATCTTTGGCCAGGAAGCAAATTGGTTTGCATCAGTTTGAATAACTCAAGGTCGATGTTTGATTTTTGTTGGGCCGGTGCTGTGATAATCATTGCGGCTGCAACAATTTCACTTTTCAGTTGCTCTCTTTTTGCAATCACATCTGCTGAGGCATATTTTGAAAGCTTGTTAGGCAAATGTGTTGGTATATATTTGTCTGCTTTACCGGTAGCAATGAAATGCAATTCCAAAGTAACATCTTTGATAATTTCTTCCAACTCCCTTTGGTTGAAAACTACTGTGTTCGCATTTGTTGCTGTTGGTACTGATTGGGCATTTATTTCTTTTTCCAATTCTGTGTACTCACTTATAATGGTACCAGCTGGTAAATTTGGAAACTTCTGCTGTAACAACCCCAATGCAGTATTGATATTTTTACCTTCCAAAATCATTTCACGGAAAGTAAAATCTTCATCCATGGTCAGATTTGTTGAACGGGTGCTATTAACTGTACCCATTGAACCTGCCTTTACAACTGTTACCAGAATTGGACTGGAAGCATTTTTTCTTTGCATATCATCAACCAATGTAACGTCTAACCTTACAGCGGCGTCAAGCATGGTTGTCAGAAATAGTTTTTTTGCATTTGCCAAACTATATCTGGTTCCACGAACTGCGCCAGGCGTTCTTTCGCGTTGCTTTGCAATTGCGGCTGGGGTAACACCAAATGCTTTTGCGAGCAATTGGTTTGATGGAGTTTCTGCAATCAATTGTAATTCTCCTGGTGTGTAAATGTGTCTTGTTTTCTTTGACATTTTGTTTATTTTAATGGTTTGTAAGATTATTGAACTAATGTGTTTATCACATCAATGTCCTGTGTTAATTTCTGATGCACAGAATCAAATACGAAATTATAATTCGCCTCAATTTGGGCAGCCTTTTGTTGCTGTTGAACTAACTCAATTGATAATTGCTGAATGGTACCCAGGTTGGTTGTTATTTCCTGATTCAATTTCGCAATCTGCTGCTGTTTCAAATCATTTTCATTTCCTAGGTTTGCAATTTGGTTTTGGCGGCCATCAACTTCTTTGGCCTTCATATTTGTCAACTGCTGCGTAAAATCTAATTTGTCTTTTTCCAACAATTGTAAATACTTTTGTGCTGAACTTACCAAAATTTCTTTTGAAAGTCCTGCACGACTTAATGTCTTAAAGGCACCGGTTACAGCTTTTGCTTGGTCCAAACCTAATTCAAGGTTATCTCCAACTGCCCCCATAAACTCATAATAGTCAGGACCAGGCAGATTTGCATCCTGAAAGAATTTATCAAAGTGTGCTTTGAATTTTTGGGTATCAACCGCAGGACCTGAGATAGGTTGTTGAGGTATATATGTTGTCTGCGGTGCCGGTTGTGATGGTTGGGCATAAGTAATAACAGGTTCTCCTGCTACGGCTACTTTTTTTGGTTGTGATACAGGTTGTGATACAGGTTGTGATACAGATTGTTCTTTATTGTCGCTACCACCAAGGTCAACAATATTTTCATTAATCCATTTACCTAAACTCATAAATTATTTTTTTGGGTTTGAAAAGATGAAATAATATGCTGCCCATAATACTCCAACAATAGCAGCATAAAATGCAATTTTGAAAACGATGAATGTAACCCACATTGCTACTTTGAAAATCACAATGGCAATAATAATTGCAATGATTACTAATATGAATGCTTTGAATTTTTCGAACAGTGTCATTTTTTTCTATTTAAACGGTAATTAGGACTTTTTGGATTAAACATATCGTTATATTGTAACTCATCTAATTCCTCAGGCTCTGGCGGCATAAAAGTAATTCTAATCGCAGGTTCTAAAAACCATTCAATCAACTTCTCTTTACTGCGATATCTGATTCTGCCTATATGGTTTTTATACAACTCATATAATGGGTCAAGCTCTTCTGGTTTTGAGAAATTGAAAACAAAACCATTTTGAAATCCAACCCAACGAGTCATTCTTTCTTCCCATACTTCCATTCTATAATTTCTATAATCAATGGCGGCAAGCTTCACAAACTTTTCTTCTTTTATTAGGAACCCAGCTAATTGATATTCCACCCTTGTGGTGTCATATTTTTCAATACTGAAATTTTTAGCTGCCTCAAAACCTGGATGTATCAACGATTGCTATTTAGGAATTAAAGATATATTATCTTATGTTAACTTAATTTTACAATTTGTGTTTATAAACTAACTAGATTTTTTCTTCCTTCCTTTTTATTGTACCATTCAACTGCATTGGTTACTAATTCAAATGCATTTATTGGTTGGTTTAAAGAATTTGCATCTAACCAACCTGAAACATAATTTTCTCCAAATTCAGATTTAAACCCATCGCCTAAATAATTATTTAAATCATCATCTTCTTGTGCTAACTCCATAAGTTTTGCGTGAACTGGAACTAACCAATCCCAAGATGAATTATATTCAAGTGAAGCGGAGCTCAAATTTCGATATACTTTACTTGGGCAGTGTACTTCTTTTGAAAAATAGAATAACAAACCGTCTTGTTTGTAATCGTTATTTTCACTGTAGGCTTGGTCGCAGGTTGCTCCCATAAATAAAGCCAACATTTTCTTTTTTTCAACCAGTGCTTTTACTTCTGGTAATGATTTGAATTCCATAAATTAGTTTTGTAATTGAAGTTCTCCAGCACGTACACCAGGTATAACCTTTCTGAGTACATACCATTTATCATTTTCAAATTTGAATTGTGCTTTTGTTTCGTCAGGTTGAATATCTGCAATGTGCATTAATAATGCATCTGTTTCTGCTTCAGATAGTTTATTATCATACACATAGGTATCAGTTCTTCTATCGGCTTTTCTGTCGCCTTCAACAACAACACCTATTTTAAGATACCTTTCTTCATTTTGAAATTCTGTGGTCATAATTTAGATTTGTACAACTGTGATTAAATCAATTTCTTTTGGTGGAGCTTTTTGTCTTCGATTGGTGCTACATATTGAATAACTTCCGAACTGTAATTTTCCCCATCAAAGGCATCGTGAAAACCTTGCTTTTCAATTTTAGCGTAATATCTGTGTAAGCCTGAAGTCCCTGCACCTTTTGGTATAATTGAATTACCTTGTTCAAAATTACTGGTTGGAACTCCTACAATGTCATCTGGATGTTCCAACAATAATGCTGCTAGTGCTTTGGCAGTCATATATTTGAACTCATTCTTTTGTGCCATAATATTTATTTTAAAATGAATTTTCTTTTTGTTTCTAATGGTGCTGAGTAACTAATAATCTGTACCGACTTTGTGTTATATACTAATGCGGGTGCAGATACTGTGGTACTATACATCCATTGACTATAAAGATAAGGCATTCTTATTGAAGTAAAACGAGTAATTGTATCAGTTGTAATATTCCATTTGATATTAAAATAAGTATCCTACCCAGTTTTCTGACTCAAATAGATATTTGAATTATAGTAATAACCATAGTTTGGAAACTCGCTTGGATACATATCTATATGTACATATACCGTGTTTCCAGAATTAGGTTGCAACGGATTTACCAGAACTGAATAATCTTTTGTAATTGGTGTTTCCGCATCTTTCTGACAACTCATAAATGTCAGCATAAAAATTAATATCGTGAATAGTTTTTTCATTACGGGTTTTAAATTGGTTCAATTGCATTTAGAGCTATAACACCAGGCTCTACATCTTCTTTATATATTCTGATGTTCGTCGGATTTTCAAGAATATTGCCATTTCCAGCTCTTCCTTTAAACCCAAATTCTCCAAGAATCATATCAAATGCCTCCAACGAAGGTACTTTATTTTTGGCATCTACTGAAACTGAAATATGTCTGGAAACTCCTTTCGGCTGCCATTCGTGAGAATATGCAATTCTATAACCTTGAGGAATTTCAATTTCCAAACCCAATTCATGTGGCATAGGTACTTTATGACCATTATGGGCATCTAACATATGGTCCATTGAAAATTCATTTTCAATTGCTTTTTCAACTAGCAATTTGATAAGCTGCTTTTCTGATGGGCCGATGATTAACATTCTCATTTTAATTTGTTTTTTGTAATATAAAACTATTTGTTAATTAGTTAACTGATTAATTTAAACGCTTTTGAATTTCGGGTGCATCAACCAATGGTTTATTAATTGAATAATTTTTCCCAACTTCAAAACCAGAATGATACCCAGGTCCCACATATTTTGTTTTAGCTTTTCTGCCTTCTTTGATATTAGCATTTTCAATTCTTACAAACCTGTTTAATGCATCTTCTGTCAATACCATTAAAGCATTCAGATTATCAGATTTAGTCATTTCGGCTCTTTGTTCTCTTAATTTAGAACCGACACCATTTGCTGCACCCAGAAGAAAATCGGGGAAATATTTATATTTTGGATAAACAGCTTTTTCAAACTCGCTTAACATTGCATAATGCTTACGGGCAACTGAAAGCATACTGGTGGTAATGAAATTGTACATCCAAACAACAACTTCAACGTTTTGAATCCTACCATATACTTGTAATGTTTTTGAGTATTTGTTATATGTGTAGCTTGAAAAATTGGCTGTTGTTAAATGTGTCATTAAATTTAACTTCCATCTGTTTCCAGCTTGTGTGTCTTTATAGGAAACTCGTTCGCTATAACACCAGTTTGCAAATTCATTTTCGGTGTTAGCTTCCTCTTTCAGAATATCAACCATATCCAGATTGTACTCCATTAATAACTCTGTTGCTTTTTTAGCGAAAGCTTCTGCTTCTGCAATCGAACCTAAAGCTTCTGCTGATTTTGAATGACGTATTAATTTTTTAATACGTTCAACAATTTCTTCTTTTGACATAAATGGGGTAGTTTAATTTACTATTAAATCTACCTATATATTAGTTAACTATTTATTTTCAAACTAACAATAAAAAAGACCCAGTTTTTCTGGGTCTTTCTGAATATTTGAATATTTGAATTTTGAATTACAAAACTGAACCAATTATATATTGTTTTGTAATTTCTCCTTTATAATTCAAAATTATAATTTCCACTGGTTTAACATTATCTGAAACCCATTCCACTTTTTTCTTTTTGAGTTGTTGAAATGCTTCCGTTATATCCCGCTCTGCTTCCAACAAAAACCTCATGAGTAAAACTCGATTTAATTTCAATAAATTTATTTTGAAATTAAATGGAGTTTTTATACCTTTTGGTTTTGTTGGTAGCTCTTTATCTTCTTTGATTAAGTTATTAATATAAGATAGTTCATAAGTACCAAATACTTTACCTATAGGAGTATCGTAGTATCTACTTTTACCACCTTTTATTAAATCCGGATTATTTCTTTTTGTTTCAACCATTTTTCTAACCCTTTCTTTCTCTCTGTCGTCTTTACCTTTCTCCCATTCCACTCTTTCAATTTTTTTTTTCTTGGTTTTGTAAAAGTTTTTTATAATAGTCTGATTCTAAAAAACTTTTCTTTTGTTTTTCTATTGATTCATTAGATGGTTTTTTCCCTTTTAATGCTTTTGATATATTATTTTTCCATTCTTCTGTTCTTACCATATTTGCAATTACATCTAACATAGGTTTTGCAATATTTCTTTTTTCTTCTTTGCTCAATTTGTTTAATCTCTTTACATGAGCACTAGACATATTTTCTTTTGTTTTAGAACTCATTTTCAACCCCTCGTTCCAGGATTTCTGCCCTATATGAGATGTAGATAATTTATCTTTAATTGCTACAGCTTTTTCTGTTCCGTATAATTCCTCTAATGTTTTTCCTTTCTTCCCTTTCCATCTTCCCTCGAATATTTTTTTACCTAAATCAAATACCGGTTTTCTAGTACCATGACAATATGGTTTATGATTTCCAATAGAACGTTTTGTTTGAAACTCTCGTTGACAATTTTCACAGATAAAATTCATTTGTTTAGTATTTTATCTTTATATATTGAAGTAACCTAAGATATCTATAATACACTACCGGATATGTCGCAATCTGGAAATTTTATGGATAATAGAGTGTCCGGATAGGAAAGGATAACATTATTAACATTATCCATTAAAAATTTGTTATTGTATTTGTTTACAGTTGTTCCTGTATTATTTCTATACCTTCCTATTTCTTTTGGTGAATAGACTTTTCCTGAATCAATATCAGTATCGAAAATATTATAGAATCTCAAATTCACCACATTCACCACTCCATCTATTCCTTGCAATACGTTATGTACACTTGAAATATAAATAGGCTGATTTATCTGCCAGTTTGTTACCGCGAAATAAGTTCTCAATGCAGTTAAACAATCAATCAATACTTTCTGTTTATTTTTCTTATCTGCAATAATTTGAAACTGAACCTGGAAATTAACTACTCTTGCATCAACAATGTCAATCCAGTCACCAATCAATCTCTTTGTAACTAACCAGTTTTTGATATTTGTTTTCAATAACTCATTAGGATATTTCCATAGTCCTTTATCGTCTTTATAAATAGTTACTGGCAAATTATCTTGATTAACTCCCAACACATATAATCTACATTTTTCACCTATCCATAAAGAGGTAGTATTTTGTAGAATAGCATTTGAGGTTTCTTGGAATTGAGTAATGACATTACCGGATGCTATCGATGAACTAGAAGTTGGTAAATTAGCCATAAATTGTTTTATAGTATTTATCGCAGCTTCTCTATCTGCTGTAGACCCAAGTGTCAATAGTTTATCTAACTGAGTATTTAAATAGTTTTGTATTTTACTATAGGTTAATACTTGAGGCTTTATTTCTTCGTAAGATACTCTAAAAGGAGCACCATATTTAACGGGCATTTTTAAAATCAAATTCTTTACATCTTCATAAGTAACTGCTCTATCGTTGGCAGAAAATATTTTACCAATGCTATGCCTAATCTCCTCATTTGTTAAATCATCTGTTCCACCTACTGCTGGTAAATTAGATGCTATCTTTAATGAGTTTTTTACCACACTAAGGATACCTAAATTAGCTGAACCAGGTGCTGCTACAAATTGTTTATCAACTATGTCTACAATCTGATTGTTTAGTATGTTTGTCTTCGTTCCTGCCCCTGTTCTATATTTTATAAACAAAGTACTGTCTCCCTGAGGAACTTCGCCTAATGCCGAGTTACTTAAGATTTGATTTAATGAGAAATTAGCAAGAGTTCTTACATCGTATGTGTTTAATAACTGATTCCAGTTATCGTAGTTAATAAGAGTTGAACCAAAGGTCAATATCACTTGATTATCTTTCGTTCTTCTTACTATAAATCTTTTTGGTTTGTTTACCCATTCGCCATAACTCACACTCATATCTGTATATGAGTTTACTAAATTCTGTAAATCTTGAGGTAAAGCATTTAACTCAACAAATATAGAATCCTCAGATAAGTTTTCTACTTCAACATAAACTTTATTAAGGTCTCTAAAATCACTATCTACTGGTACATCATAAGTGTTCCCTGCTACTGCTACTACTCCTAAAATTTCTGTTACCTCTGTATCGTTAATAACTACAGGTAAAAATGGTTGGGCTAAATTAGCACTTACGTAAAATCTTTGTACCCTTGTTTCTCCAGCAGTTAATACAATAGTTTTCTCAACTGTATAATCAATTAATCTGTTATTAGTATCAAAATTTGGTATAATAGTTCTTCCTTGAGAGTTACTAAAGTTAATCTCATCCAAACATTCAAACACTGTTCCGTTAGTTGATTGAACTTTTAAACCTGATTGTAAGGAAATAAGGTAGTTAGAGTCAGGGGTCATAACAGAACCACTTTGGGTTGCAACTGCAGGTACTGTAATGGTTAAAACTGCCTGAGTTGTTGATGGTTTAGGAAAATAATTATAAAACCCTAAGTCTTGTGCAATTCTTATTAGAGACTCTCTTGCTTGGGCTGTTCCTTTAGAGCTTTCATTAAATGCTCTATCTATTGAATAGTTTAAAGTATCCCCAGCATAGGCAAGCATTTCCAAATACATCATATCTGGTGAGGCGTCGTTAAAATA